CCTGCTAAAGAGGCTAATTCAGGCTGTGATCCACCAATGTTTAATCCAGCACGACCACGACCAAAGACAGAGGAAGCCAGTCGCTGTTCTTCTGCCTGACGAGCAGGAGCTAACAAGGCCATCTGTTCATTAAAGAACTGTTGACGGGCCATCTCAGGAGATTGAGCTAGGTACTGCTGTCCTAGTCCAAACAACTGAGCACCGCCTGCTCCAATCTGTTGAGAGGCTTGTTGTGCAGCCGCAGCCTGTTGAGCAGCAAAAGGAGTTAGACCGAAGAGTTGGTTCTGAATAGCCGCTAGTTCAGGAGCTACGGTATACTGAGCAGAGGATACTCTAGGTATTCCCCCAACAGTTTCATATCCAAACTGAGATGTACCAAACCTAGAAGACATCCCAACAGGACGGAACACTGACGCTAGGGCAGCTTCTCTCTGTTGTTGAGCCGCTGTATTAGCGGCTGCTTGAAGGCCCTTAGACCCTGTTAAGTCTCCAATAAAACTTCCAATAGCCTTGCCCATTATAAACTCCTAATATAAATCTGATTAGTAGTACCGTCTTGTCCTACTATGGTGTTAATAAATTTAAACCCTAATCTTTCTCCAAACCTACCTAACTTATCATTATCTACTAAGCCATATAAAGGAGCATTAAGTAGTAATTGAAGCTGGTTTAAATCTCTAATATAATGTTTCTTTGTTTCTGCTGACCACTTAAACACATCGGTATGAAGCCAGTATAAGTTACTAAACAACTCCAAGTACATTATATATTCTGGTCTATTTACTACTGGAAATTTCATTTACCACTCAACAATTACAATACCAGCAGCGCCGCTACCTCCAGTAACATTACCAACAGTTGCGTTTCCGCCACCTCCATAAGCTCTACCGTCTGAGCGACTGCCGTTTAAAGCCTGTCTTCCTCCTGCGCCCATAAAAGAGTTACCACCGAAAGCTGTAAAAGTACCTACTCCTCCTATACTAAAACCGCCTCCTCCACCAGCACCGCCTGCCATGTTAATATCACCATTAGAACCAATTCCTCCAAGCCCCGGCGTACTTGAAGTTCCGTTACCACCACCAGTTGCAGAACAATGAGAGCCAAAAGAAGAGCTTCCTCCTGCTGTAGCAGCGGTACTTCCCGTTCCCCCTGTGCCTCCAGCCCCTACTGTTACAGACTCAGTATTACCCGGAGTAAGACTGCTTATATATTTAATTGAGGCTCCACCGCCTCCTCCTCCACCCGAACCCGAGCCGCCCCCGTCAAAACCTCCACCGCCTCCACCAATTACGGTTACTTTAACTTTGGTAATCCCTGTTGGGACAGTAAATGTTCCACTACTTGTAAATACTTGTATGCTTCCAATATTACTAGAAGTACTTACTGCTGTTGTTGCAGTAGCTGCGTTGCCTGAAATATCAATAGCATACGTTCCAGATAAACGAGCAGAAGCTACTGTTCCTGATGCTAGATTACTAGCATTTAAATTAGTAATAGTATTACTAGCGCCGCTAATAGTTTTATTAGTAAGAGTAGCTGTTTCAGATCGCTCAGCAGTAACAGCACTGGTTACAAAAGCTGTACTAGCTATTTGTGTGGTGTTAGTACCACTGCTTGCAGTAGGTGTTGCTGGAGTACCTGTAAAGGTAGGAGATTGCGTATCCGCTTTAGAAGATATAGCCGAAGCAATGGCGCTAAATTCCACATCTATCTCTGTACCTTTAATAATTTTTCCTGCGTTACCAGTAGGTAAAGTATCTTTAGCAGTAAAGTTAGTAGCTTTTGTATAGTTACTCATACAGTCTTTCCTTGTTTAATATATACGTCAATGCGCTGAATAGATAAAGGGTTGCCGTTTATATCTATTTCAATACCAATTTGAAAAACAGCCCCTCTACCACCTGATTGGATCTTAAATTTATCTAAAATAATACCATCAGAGTACTCAGCAATATTGTACTCTCCTATATTATACTCGTAAATTGATGAACTGTCAAGCTTTTTTGTATAGGCAAAGTAATTTTCTTTGTAATCAAACCCCCACTTAATGGACACAACCTGATTAGACCCGCCAATCAGGACTAATCCAATTTGCTTCATAATTTTTTCACTAGTAGGAGAGTCAAAGTCAAAATAGTTTGTAAAATATTGCATCCGATAAGCAGAAGAATTATCAGAATGTCCAAAGTATTTACCAATATACCCCGGTTTGCCTATATATAAATCTTTAGTATTGGTAACCACAAAACTTTTAGGTTCTAAACTAGTCCAAGTAGTCACTCTAGCAGAGCCATCTTGTAACGGAGCCCTCATGTCAAAACAATATACCCACTTTGTAGAAGGTAAAGATAGCAGATAAAAAGCATCTCTTTCAAAATAAATAGATTTTATATTAGCTGCTGTTTCAGAAGCTACATTACCCATTAGATCATCTCTAACATTTTTAGAAATGTCCCGCATAGGAAGGGATTTTTCTTGGATAATTCTTTGAAAACTTCTAACTCCAGCATCAGATAAGAAAATAATATCTGTCCCTGTATTTTGTATTGAATCACGAGCTATGCAACCTACATTAGGAATATAGTCTGCTAAGGTTAGCTCAGTTACATCGATTGGGTTAGCATAAACAGCAATGTTATTACGACCAAAGATAATTAAAAATCCATTATGAGCCGCTAAAGCTATAATCTTATCTGAATTAGGAAAGACAGAATTTAATGATATAGATCCAGAGTCTCCACCTTGGAAGTCTGATCCATCCAGTAAGCGAGTAAAGTAGACTGTCTGAGGATCTCCAGCAATGTCTGCAGCCCAGATACGTCCATAAGCCGCTAAAGCGCAGTTAGGAGCGAAGTTACCAACAGAATACCCCAAAGGCATTGTCCCTACATCACCGAGCCTCTGGAAGCCGAATGAGCCAGCGTGAGAGTGTGGGTTAGCAGTGGTTGTTACTGTGCTGGTCAGAGTATTAGATACTGAATAACCAGCTCCACCAGTGGTAATAGTTACAGTAGCGATGCCTGTACCAGATCGTGTAGCCACAGTCACAGTAGCAGCAGTAGTTCCACCAGACAAGGTTAGGATATCTCCTACATTGTATCCTGAGCCAGCAGCAGTAATAGTCAAACCAGTGATAGCACCGCTAGAGACAGTAGAAACTGTAAACGTAGCTCCAGTTCCCGGAGTAGCCATACGATGGTACATCAGCATAGGATGACCAGACTGAACCAAGTATGCATGAGGCTCTGCAGCAGACCCATCGCCGTAAGGCAGAGCAGCTCCCTGCCAGTTGTTACCAGTGATTGTGTAGGTTAGGTCTGCACTGTTAGCTTGGTTTCGTACAGCCTTGGTAGTCATCGTTGTAGTGCCAGTAAACAGCTTATTGTTACCAGCACTAAGGAACTGACTAGACCCATTATCCGTTAACTCAAACATAAACTCTACTGGGTTAGCAGCGCCTAAGTCTGTGTTGACTGCTGTGTTTACAGGTGTCCAACCTCTACGAGCACCGATACGACCATACTTATCAACCACGCAGTTGTTAGCCTCTAGCGCAAAGCCAGAAGACAGAGACACTGCAGACTCTTGGATGTTTAGTCCAAAGAATCCCGGTGCTGCAATACTAGCCGTTTGTGATGGAGATGCCATTAGATAGCGTCCCAAGTAAATTCATCTGGATAATGATTGCCTTCGTTTGCCACATGATCTGCTAAAGATGTTTGATATAAAGCATAAGCCTCAGAGCTGCTTAACCCACCATCTTCTCCACGCTCTGCTAATGCCTTTGCATAGGCTAAGAATATAACAGGCTCATCAGGAACCTTTATCTGGTCTGAGTTAAGAGCTAGTTGTGCCTGTGGTTTAATAATATTAAAGTTAATAATATAGTTGGCATTAGGAATAGGATACAAGTCTACTTGAGTATCGCCATTTGAGTCTACACCGTTAAAGTTAAAATAACGAGGAGATCCGACTTCGGGGGCTTGATTTAAAAACCAGTTGTTCATGTCACTAGTAGAAGCGTTTTCTAAAAACCAATTACTAGAGTCATTTAAAACATCAAATACCCTAAATCGAATGCCAGCATTAGTGAGGACGTAGTTAAACAGGTTAGCAGTAGTAGAAACGGTTAGGGTTTCAGACAGAGCATTCCAATTGTATGCATCTTCTACCTGCCTCTTACCGTCATTAACGAACTTGCTAATTAGTTTGGAGTATGCTGTGTCGTTGACTGAAGTAACCTCGTTCTCACGAAGCCTAACCAGTACATCATTGACAAGTTCTAGATAAGTTTTGTTTGCCATTTAGCAATCCCATTTCCTAAGTGCTAATGCTTTCCTTGTTGGTCTACCCTTCTCATCCTTCATAGGCCCCGGTACATCACTCATACGAGCACAGAAAGACTTCCTACGAGCAGCCTTCTTAGGAGACTTTGCAGCCTCTTTAGAGGACACGGGAGGCTTCAGGTTAGCGCCTTCCTTGTTCTTAAAGTATGCCCTGCCTTTGGCGTTTAAGCCACCTTCTGGGTTCTGATATACTTTCTTTACCATTATTTCTTCGCAGTCTTCTTA